GCTCATTTGTTGGCTCATTTGTTTGGTATATGTCGTATTTACAAATAGTTATAATACTATATTTGTTGGTCGTTTCTACACTTATAGTTCCGCATTTCTCCAACTTTTCCAACTTTCGTCTAATACTTATCTCTGGTATATTTGTTTCCTCAGAAAGTTTTCTTCTTCCTGTTATAATTTGCCCTCTTTTTATTATTTTTCCTCTCCAATTTTTATCTTCTATATTAGACGACAAAAGAAGATGAATAAACAAATGAACAGCTTGTGAATCTGTGTACCATTCCCAATCTTGAAGTTTTCTGTATATTTTGACCCATCCATTTTCCATATATCCTACGATTTGCTATCTTTAATAGACGCTCTCCTTTCTGCAAGATTCTTTAATACGCTATTAGTGTCAGAAAAAAGAAGTGTGTCGTAGTCGCAATTACCATCAAGCATAATTGTTGTTTTACGATTCAATAAATCGTCTATTATAAGTTGATTGTTATTAACAAAACTCTCATGTGCTATCTTGTATAGTATCGAAACAAGCTCGAAATTAGTAAATCCACTAATTAATAAATCGTTGATAAGATTTGTTACAGAATAGTCATTTTCTGATTGCATTTTATGTTCCATCCTATGACAATCTTCGCACAAAGTTATTAGCGTATTGTCTGGGTAGTCCCATATTTTCGCATCTTTCCTGTAACAAAGATGATGCACGTGTAGTGTTTTTTCTGTACTGCCGCAAATTTGGCAGGTGAAATTATCACGCTGCAAAATCTGTAATCTACGTTTCTGCCAATGTGGACTTTTGATTTGCTCGTTGTATGAGAGCGTTTTTTCTTGGTCTTTTTTCATCCCAATCTATTTTATCCCAATTAGTAAAAGATAAACCGGCAGGGCGATTGGGAACACCTTTTCGACGAGAGTAGCTAACACCGTCTATCCGGCTTACCATGAAATAATATTATCGCTTGTAAAGGTAGTAATTAATTTTATATTAACCTAAGATTAAACTAATTAATTTCTTTTAGCTAACATTTTTTCAGATATTGACTCTTATACCCTTTAGCGAACTAAGCCGTTTTACTTCTGCCGTATAGTGTTTTATCATTGCTTCAAGCTCAAAATCTGACCAGTGCTTCGCCTGATGCGCCTTTGCTGAAAGCAACTCAAACCGCTGCATACCAATCTTGCGTATTAAATTAGCTTGATAGGCTATTAAATGGTCGCTCGAAAATCTGTTACAACCTTTACATTCGGCATGACAATCATCTTCGTCAAAGCGAACAGACATATTTTTTCGACTAAAGAAATGACCGCAATCTGCCTGCTCAAACGACTTTATCTTCCCACAGGAGATACACTGGAAGTAACCATTTGGCATAGCATCACGCAAACGGATATATGCAGAAAAAATCTTGTCAAGTTTCTTAATAAGATTGGGTTTACTACGTATAGATTTCTTTCTATGTGTTTTTTCTTCGCTGTGAGTGTCCTTTGTCTTCCTTTTGAAGTAGTATTTGTTCATCATCGAAATATCGTCTTAAATCGCTTATTTTCGCCTAATTCTATTTCACTCATTTTACTCTCGAAAATAACCTCGCATCCGATTGCAGTTGCGACCATAAACTCAGTGTAGCATCCTTGCGAATGATTCCATTTATCCATCATGAAGATACAATCGCAATCAGTGAGTAACTGAATATCTCTCTTCATATGTTGAGCTGTTGTTGCATTCAAAGGTAACCCATTCTCCATAGGATTAACAACTTCGTAGCCTGCTGCTTCAAGCATTACTTGTGCAGCTTTGAAAGCCTTTTTTCTCTCATCCAAATCCTTACCACTAATAGGACCAGACAGATAACATCTATTCTTTTTCTTCATTTCTTTTCCTTTTTAGCATTTCAATTTCATCTTTCAAATAGAACATAGCTTTCTCCATATCTTCTATTTGTTTATCTCTATCGTTCATACCTTTTTCGTGCTTTAATCCAGCACGCCAAATGTACTTGATTACATTACCGATATTAAAATCATAATGACGAACAATGTCTATGCACTCAATACCGCTTGGGTGTTGATTATAGTGTGTCGGATGATTTACGCTACTTTCCTGTTGAGCCATATCCGCCTGTCCCCCTTTCTGTTTTAGATAATTCTTCGACTACTTCAAACTCTATCTGTGGGTATGGTAAAATAATCATTTGAGCAAAACGATCACCGACCTTGTAAAAATTGCCATCAAAAAGTGTCTTTAAGAACACGGCTGTTACTTCGCCACGATATCCACTATCAATTATTACACAAGAATTTGTTAACAACAAATCCTTACTTGCATTGCTGCTTCTTGGAACGATTAAACCGAAATATCCTTGTGGTATTTCAAAGGCAAGCCCGCAATGATAAATAACTTTATCGCCTATCTCATCTACACTTGCAACCGTTAGGTCAAGCCCAGCATCACCATTTTTCGCATAGTGAGGAATAGGTACGTTTTCTACTAATTTCTTAATCTTTACTTTCATATTTTTTTATTTTATTTGTAAATCTCTTTCTGCAAAACTTTCCAACAACACTTAGCAACCCAACCAACCATATATGCAGCATGCTCATCGTTCGTCAGACTATATTCAACCCCAAGCTCATTAAAAATTGCATTTACAGCATGTAGGCTTTCGTGGGAGATATTCTCAACAATCCTGCTTCCACATAGTTTAGAGCAGTTGTAAAATACTATCAGTACTCCATATTTGCCTGTTGCCTTGCGCATCATCTGTGGATAAGTTGTAGCGTATGCATCTTCTGATTTCTTAAATTCATAGCCTCCGTAAGTTGTAAATTTGTCTTTAACATCTTCCCAACTTGTTGCTATCCACAATTTCCGAGAGTATATATCAATATTAAATTCTTGAATCATTCACGTATATTCTGTGCTTTAAGTTCGTTATAACGTTTCTCACTTACAAGAAACACCCCCCCCTCCATTAAAGCGCAGCGCATAGTATTTCGCTTTGCCGATATGATAGCGTATGTTAATTGCAGCATATCCAAAATATCACTCATTTTAAAATATTCTATTAGTTAAAATTTTCCCATTACTTTTCACACACCAAAGTTGTGAGTTTGGTTTCTCAACATCTATTTTCAAATCAGAAACCTTGCCGAAACGCTTATAGTTTCCAGCTAAGTCTATAACCCAACCATCTTTATCTTTGAAAGGTCGGATACATCTACCAACTGCTTGGTAATACCATGCAAGTGATTTGGTCGGACGTGCTAAAATAACAGTGTCCAACGCAGGAAAATCGAAGCCGACAACCAAAACTCCAACATTCGCAACAACCTTTATTTTCCCACTTTTGAAATCATTTAGAAGTTTCTCTCTTTCTACTTTCGGAGTTGTACCTGTAACAATAGCAGCGGAAACTCCTTTTATCTTTAACTTCTCAACAAGGTTCTCAGCTTCTTCAACAAAGCGAGTAAAAACTAATACTCCTTTGCGTGGAATACCATTCTTTGGTTTCAGAACTCGCAATGTTGTAGTTGTGAGTTTATCAAAAAAGCCGGTTCTTTCATATTCAAGTTTCAAAGACTTCTCATCATAATCGGCACCTGTTGAATTACTTATAACATTCTCAATATTGATTGCAGTTAAATCGTAATACTTTAAGTTTGCCAAATACCCTTTTGCAAGTAAATCTGATGTTTGACAGACGTATAAAACCTCGCTAAAAATTCGTGGTCGTGTACGAGTGAGAAATTTAAGCATTGAGCCATTCATATACGAACTAAGACGATATGGTGTTGCTGTTAATCCTACTACCTGCCAATCTTCTGAATTTATAAATTTCTCATACATACCACCCCTGCTATTAACAACATGAACCTCATCTATAAGCACATACTTGAAATGCTTAAAGTCATTCATGTGATTCATTACGCTTCCGATAGTGGCAAAAGTGATTCTGTTGATATCCTTACAACCTACAGAAGCAGAATAGCAAGCACAATCAAGTATTCCATAACTCTGTAGTTTTTCAAAGTTCTGCATCAGGATTTCAGCACTTGGTTGCAGAACAACTAAAGGGGCGTTTAGACGAGAAGCAATATCAGCAATAATCAAAGACTTTCCTGACCCGGTAGGGCAAATCAATATTCCATTTCTTTTTGTCTTAGTGCTAAAAGCCAATATTGCAGCATCACTTGCTTTTTTCTGATAATCTCGAAGTACGAAACGTGTCATTGCCAATTCCAAATGTAACCTTTATGAGTTTTTCTTTTATTATTGCAACATTCTATAACATGGCTCGCGCAAAATCCATTTCTTCCAGCTTCGGCAGCGGAAACAAACCTTACACAATCCTGTGTTACCAACGAAGAACCTATTACAGGCTTGGAACATTTCTCTGCCATTCGAATCTTAGCTGTCCCATAATTGATATTATATTTCGCCGTACACCATTCCAAATTAGACACTTTGTTGTTTGTTTTATCTTCATCTTTATGATTAACTTGTGGGAGATTCTTCGGATTGGGGACAAACGCATCGGCAACAAGCCGATGAACAGATATTGTCTTGAAGTTTTTATTACTCCATAATTGGACCATTAAATAACCTTTATGATTGAGAACCTGACTAACAAACTTTTCTTTGGAGCGGAAAAACCCTTTGCCATTCCATATCTTTCTTGAAACGCTTTTTACATGTCCTAAATTACTGACTTGATAAAGGCCTTCAAAACCTTTTATATCTCTCCATTCTTCCATGATTTCATTGCTTTTTAGAGGATTGTGTGTCAAGACACACAATCCTGTTATTTAATAATTACTCATCTTCGTTTCCAAAAGGAAAATCGTCATCAGATGCAGACATTTCTTCAATACTTGGCTTCTTTACTTCTGGAAATTCTATACCGAACATTTCCTTCATAGCTTCTCTATTGACGTCTTCTTGTGACCACAATCCGTTACGGTCAAACTCTGGTATCTTCTGTGTTTTAACGAGCTTCATTTCTCCATCTACCCACGAGTAGAACAAAAAGTAACCGTTGAGCGCAATACGAACTGTTTCAGTTGAAGACAACTTGATATCAGTCGTTCCCTCTTTTACTCTTGCTGCCAAATCAGCAATTTCAAGTAAAATAGAGTTGTATGCTTCCTCAGCATTCTTCTTCATTGCCTTGATAGCTTCAAGTGTTTCCTGCAACTCCTGTTTACGCTTAGGAACATCGTTCTCTTCTTTCAGACAATACTCTTCACGAATCATTGCAATTTCGTGAGCATCATACTGACGAGTTGCCAATTCTCCTTCTGGGAACAAACAATTGAATTTTTCACGAAATACTTTCAATAATTCTTTTGAAGACTTGGCGCCTTTGCA